CCTTACGGGTCTCTCTCTGGGACTTCTCCCAGTAGCCACTTCTTCGTGGCGTCTCTCTCGAGGTAGTGATGAGGTACAGGACCAAGTTCGGCCCCCGGGCCGTAGGCCAGGTGGAAAGGACTTGGTCTCGTTATCCCTCATCGATGCCTTTGGGGCAGACGTGGGTTTACCAGCACGCTGTTACGAATACGTGCTCGGATGAACTCCACCCATACCCCTACACCACCGATGGGCCACTCGCGATATACGACCGTCAGGTCAAGTATCTACGGGTGTCTGGAACTCGAACGACGACTTCAGAACGGCTCGAGGCAACGGCGATCCCACTGTGGACGCCGCCACTTGTTACCGGAATGGAGAAGCCATTAGAGCAACAGAAGGCGGAGGCTGTCGCAGACATCGGGGCTTTTGGCTCCGAGGTTCTGATCGATGTCCCGCTGCTCATCCTTGAGCTGAAGGAACTTCCCAAGCTGATCCGTGATACGGAGCGGCTTTATCAAAGGAAGGACGTTCAGCCTCATGATGCGTTGCTAGGATGGAATTTCGGCTGGTCGCCGATTCTGTCTGACCTGCAAAAGATGATCAACCTGCAAAGGGCGATCGCTCAGCAGATGCAGCGTTTGCGTGGTGTCCTACGACGCGAAGTACTGAGTGGGCGGTTAAAGTCAAAGCCCGAACCATTGGGCCCTCACTCAACTACCGCAGTCCATTCTATCGTAGGGCTCGGTAATCAGCGGGCAACCGAGACGGAAGTTTCCGTCAAGGCTGACGCCTGGTACTCCGCTAGGATCTCTCCTCGTGATTGGGATATTCTCGATCGCCTGGAGAGCCTGTCACAGTATCGTGCGGTAGGATTTACCGGAAATGCTCGAGCGAGCACTATCTGGAACATCATACCCTGGTCTTTCTTCGTTGACTACTTCACCAACGTAGGAGACCTAGTTGAGAGACTCGATAACCGCTTCAAGTGGGATATCGGGTCGATCTGCCTCATGAACAAACTCGAAGTTCGGAGCAGAACTGACTGGACTCGTATTAGCTGGCAAGCCAGCATCCAGGATGAACCTGGATCTACGGTCTATCATCTCAAGCATCGTGACGTCGTGGGCTCTGTCGCTGGGTTCCGGTTCGTACCGGTGCTCAACAACAAACAGGCCTTCAACATCGCGGCCCTTGTGGCTGCTTTGTCGAGCCGTCGGTAAGCTCCTTTTGCTTGCTTACGGTTAAACCGACTTAACGCCCCATCACGGGGCGGTAGGTCTCCCTCTGCCGGCAACGCCGGTTTCACCTGAACGTCGGATGACGTACAGACTCAAGGATGACAGCACATGCTCCCTTCCCCGATCTCCATCACCGTCGGGTCCGATTCGCTCTCCTTCCGGAGGGTGAACCAGGACAACTACACGGCTGCCTACTATGCCGTGTCGACCGATGGCCTGAGGCGTTACAACCTCAGTGTGAAGCACACCCTGCCCCAGAAAACGGGTACGGGTGAGTCCCACCTCGTCCGTCTCGACGTCGAGGAGTTCGACACCGACACCAAGCTGGTGCGGTCGTTCTCCACGTGGACCGTCTTCAAGACGTCCGTCGGTCTCCAGGATTCGACCAAGATGGTCAATCTCTGGGCCGGACTCGAGGCCGCGATGAGCGCCGACACGAACGCCATCATCAACGGCGTTCTGCTTCGCGAGTCGTAATCTCCTTCTACGGGGGTTACGAGGGAAGGAGCGCAACAGGGAGATGAACCCCTATGCGCGACTTTCTCTTGCATGCGCTGGCTGCGTCTCGCGCTACTTGGCGGGACGTAACCAGTACACTACCGTGGACGCAGTCTGAAGCAGACATCGCCCATATCGAGCGTGTCGCCCAGGAAGATCCTTACAGATTCTTTCTGAGCGATCTTCCCTCTCTTGGGAAGTGCTATGATAGGTGGCTCTCTACTGGGGTCCTTTCCTCAGTTCCTGAGAGTTGCATCATGGATAACGGAGCGGTACTCATCTTGAGTGCCATCCTCCGCCCTGGTGCATCTGTTGATGACCTCAACGTGCTAGGCAGTGATCAGGATCCGAACGAGGTGTTCTTCATCCGACAGTTGGCTTACATGTTCAAGCGAACAGTCGTGGAGTGCCCTCGTGAAGACTCTGATAGCGCTGCTCGTGAGTTTTGGTCTGTTGACCAAGGCTTACGTGCTCATCGAACCCGAGTTGGCTTCGATTCTCTCGAAGTTGTCTCAGGACCCTTCGCTGAAGGCTTGTCTTCTGGTTCTCACCGAAGACTCGTCCGACTCGTAAGGGTATTGGATCTACTTTCGGGGTGGTTAACTCCTCCTCGCGAGCTGGATCTCTACTCGGTGGTGCCCAAGCACGGCCCTGGGGCTGTGTCGGACTTGCAGTTTGGACGGGATAAATACTCTTTCCCCTCCTGGGGAGCTCATCTTTACGAGCTCTTTCCTCCTTCTTTCTTCGCTTCGGCGAATGAGGGACTGCCCTACACTGTCGGCGTGACAGGTGAAAGACCCAAGGCAAAGCTTATCGCTGTGCCTAAGTCTTATCGCAAGCCGCGCTTGATAGCGTCCGAACCAGTCGTACATCAGTTCCTTCAGCAGGGGCTGATGCGATGGATTCGGGAGCATATGCATCCGATTCATCGGCGTAGCGTCGACTTCAACTCCCAGCAACCCTCACGGGATGCGGCCCTGCGCGCTTCGGCGACAGGGAAGTTCGCTACTGTAGATCTCTCTGCAGCTAGTGACCGTCTCTCCTTGTGGGTTGTGGAGTCCTTCTTCCGGAAGCATCCTTTGCTTCTGGAGAGCCTGATAGTTACGCGATCGGATTCCGTAGTGGATCCGATTACGAATCAGGAGGGGTGCTTGCGCAAGTTTGCACCTATGGGGTCTGCCGTTACGTTCCCTGTCCAGTCCCTTGTTTACGCAACTGTCGCATACGCGGCAGTTCTTGTGCACAACGGATGGGATCTAAAGTCCCATTCTTACATGCGTAAGAAGCTGAAGCAGGTGGCAGACAGTGTCAGGGTGTTTGGCGACGACATCTTGTTGCCAAGCGAAGCCGTCCCAAATCTCGGGGTACTCCTTGAGTTTCTACAGCTCAAGGTGAACGGAAGCAAAAGTCACTATGACGGATACTTCCGCGAATCATGCGGTATGGATGCTTACAAGGGTTACGATGTAACCCCTGCGTACATATCGCATATCGCCCCGAGTGACCCCACTACGACGTTAGAAGCATATGTGGAGCAATCCAACAATGCTTGGCGCAAGGGCCTTTGGCACCTTGCAACCTGGATGAAGAATGAGATCCGACCTCAAGTGAGGCGGCTCATTCCAATCTCTAACGAAGTCTTGGGATGCGTCACACTGGTTACGTTTTGTAGAGGCACACGTGCTGTCACCCGGCATTCCACCGGATGGCAGCGTGATGTAGTCCGCGGGTACTTCCCGCGTGCCACCGCAAAGCGAGCGAGGCGTGACTCTTGGTGCTCGCTTCTCCAATACTTCTTGGAGAGGCCAGACCCGGATTCCAATTGGAGGTCGGGTTGGGACACCAAGCGTAAGTCCCGTTTGGGCTTACGATGGGAGGACTCCGTCCGCTAGGCCGGGCAATCTTC